AATCAGAAGGAAGAGCCGCGCAAGTATAACGATCACGCCATGGACGCCCTTCGTTACCTGGTTATGTCCCGCCCAGACCCCTCTAAACCCGATCACAAGACTAATCACCCGTTTCCCACCATGTCCGCGTCGATTAAACGCGACTTCGAGTCTTACCGTAAGCCTAAAGAGACCGATCCCTTTAGAGATTATTAACTTACACACACTAGTGACGCAAATTGTCACTAATAGGTCAAGGAGCAACGCACCTTATGAAACAAACGCGTAACAACACATAGGGTGGGTGTCCTAGTCCAGTATTAGGCCCCATCCAAACCGAAGGCAGTCGCAAGCGTGGACCCCCGAGCGGTTAATCTCGGTTAAATCACCAAGCAAGGAATAAAATATGGCTATTACCGCAGCAGCAGTCTCCGCAGAACCACGTTCTTGGTCTACCGGCCCTCTTAAACAACAAATTATCGATTTTTCTGCCGCTTCCGCAGCGACGGGTGGAACCGCTACCGCAGATTCCCTTACACAGGTTAAATGGGCTATCGTTACGGGCGTAACCCAAACCGCGGCCCCTACTTTTTCTGGGAACGTGGTTACTATCGCGTTCGTAGATCCAGCCGCTACCGTGTACGGCCAAATAATCTGTTTCGGTGTGTAATGGCTGAGCAAGATAAATTAAACGCTATCTCTAAGGCCTGGACGCAACCCGAGAAGGAAGCTTTCTCGAGCGTCGCGTCTGATCGTAAGCCCAAGGCTCCTGTCGAGGTTCTCGGCCGGGAACGGAAGTCTTACCCACTAAACCATAAGACGTATGAAGAACCCGCTGCAGACGCAGCGGTTCCTGCTATGCAAGCCGCTAACCTAGAGGCCGCTAAAGCAGACCCAAGTGTCCAAAGTCGCCTTAACATGGTGGCCCGCGAGCTTCAAAAGATGCGCGCAAGGAAGCCCCAGTAAGCGATGTTCAATTGTAAGGTATGCGCAGAGAAGGATAAACGTGTTTCGAACCTTGAGTCCGAGATCACCTTCCTGCGCGCCTTTATTCGTCCTAACGTCCCCAGGCACTCCCTAGAGAACCAGGCCCAAGACATCGAAGCCGACGCTGTTCTGGGAGGCCATACGAACCAAATCGTAATCGATGAGAAATCCCAGTACATCGAAACCTATTTGCCCCGTCTCTCCAAAGAAGAGGAAGAAATCGCGGCCGAACGTGACGCGGTTCTGAACGGAACATATTAATGTCTAGTAACGGAAAAACAAACACCGACGGTAACGACATCGACATTACGCGGATACCTAACGAAGATCACGAGCAGTTAGCGCGCGCAATCGAACTGTTTTACAAACAGGACGGAACCCAAAAGACCCGGTTAGCCTATAACTGGGAGCGTGCTGCCCGAATGATGGATGGCGATCAATGGTTGTCGTGGTCCGGCGGCGCGGGCGGTAACTATCAGTGGAACTCTCTTCAGGTCTCTAAGGCTAACGAGTACATTCCGCGCCCGGTTACTAATTATTTATTCGATGCCTACCAAACTCTCAAGTCATACATCACTAAGACTAAACCTACTACCGACGTGCGCCCTAATACACAGAAATACGCCGACAAGGCCGCTGCCAAAGTAGCGGACCTTTGCATTAAAGCTAATTACGAGCGTCTTAAAGATCAAGAGAACTTCGAATATGCCGACTCCGTATGTCTTATGTACGGTACGGCGTTTAAGAAAGATTTCTGGGACACTACTGCGGGTGGTTCGATTCAAATCCCGCAACAAATGCCCGATGTCGACCCAATGACCGGCGCACCTCTCGACGCATCTCAGATTCTAAACTCCGGCTTACCTGAGTCGAATTCGTTACCACTAGGTGATATCGCTACCAGAGTCATTGAGCCCTACTGCATCGCGATTGACCCCCTCGCTACCGATCTCCACACCGCACGCTGGATTATGGAATATGCTATCCAACCTCTTGATTGGATCAAGGATGCTTACGGTAAACAAGAACCCGGGTACACCGGCCTTGTCGATACCGTTAAAGAAGAAACGCAGCTATCCGGTTCCATGCGTAGGTTCTACCAGCTTAAGAACTCGTCGGGAGTTAAAAATGCTTCCGCTATTGAGGGCGTTGGTAATTCAGACACCGGAACCCAACAACTTACTAACTGCGCTATCGTAAAAGAATACTACGAGCGCCCTTCCGACCTAAACCCTAAAGGTCGCATGGTCGTAGTCGCTAACGGCGTAACCCTCTACGCAGGCGAGTCGCCGTGTGAGGGCCCTGAAGCTGGAGACTGGCACCCCTATTCAGACTACCGCTGGGAAATCGTCCCTAACCGTTATTGGGGTAAGGGTGCGTTCGACGCTGCGTGTGAGATCCAGAAACGCATTAACTCCATCGATGCTACTATCATGCTCGCGCGTAAGACGATGGCCATCCCGCAAAAGGTTAACCCCATTGGTAATGGTGTTGAGCCTGGTCAAATGACTGGACGTCCAGGACAAGTTATTTTCTACCGAGCAGACGTCGGTCCTCCAGCTAATATGCCCACCGAGGGCGTTGATGCCCAGGTATTCCAAGAGCGGGCACAATGTGTGGACGACATTAAAACCGTCACCGGAGCAATCGATATCCTTAAAGGTGGTGCTCCCCCACAAGTCGGAGCGGCTTCCGCTTTGTCGCTACTTTACGAAGTCGGAACCGGAAAGCTCTACCCCGCACTCGATCGCCGTAAACGGTTCATTGAGTCGTCCCAGAAAAAACAGCTTAAGCTCACCGCTAAAAAGTATAAAGAACCTAGGCCTGAATTCGTTGCTCTTCTTAAGAAGCACAATAAAGACCTTTCCGAGTCTGATATCACGTCATTCCTAGGTAGCGATCTATTAGACAACTGTAATGTTATCGTTGAGGCCGGGTCTAACGTACCTAAGCTTGAGGCCATGAAACAAATGCGCCTCCAAGAGGCCGCGCAAATGGGCGCTATTGACATGGCGGTTCCAGAGAACCGGGCCGAGTACCAACGCCAGATGGGTATCGTCGGTTTCGACAACGATGTGGGTCCAGATATCAAGCGCGCTGAGTGGGAAAACGATTGCTTAGATAATCTCCTTGAGTATCCAGATAAGAAGCCAGTAGTTCTTAATTGCGACGACGACGCTGTGCATCTAGCTGTTCTCAATCGCCGGATGAAAGAGCCTTCCTGGATGGAACTCGACCAACAAATCCAACAAGCCTACATGCTCCACGAGCAAGAGCACCACGACGCTCAGGCGATGAAGCTTCAACAACAAGCAATGCAACAAATGATGACAGGTCAAGCTCCGGGACCAAGCCAAGACGGCACTACCCCGACTGACACACAAAGCCATGGCAAGGGCGCTCCAAATTCTGTGCGGGAAGCTGCAATGTCTGCAGACGTACCCCCAGGTGAGGACGTGTAATGCTTAATCCGAAAACAGGGAAAAAATGGCGTGTGTTCATGGGGCTGCCGAGTAACGGCTCGGTTAGTGATTTCCAAAACTACGTTTTGAGAGAGCTTGTAGAGCGCTATAAAGACGAGATCGAACTCGTATTCCCAGAACAGCTATGCCAACGTATTTTCCACGACGCAGCACGAGAGGGTGTAGTCCAGGACTTTCTCTCAACGGACTGTGATATTCTTTGGATGCTAGATTCGGATATCTGCCCCCCTAAACATGTCCTAGACATCGTTACGATGCACGGCGACAAGTGGCAGTGCGCGGGTTCTCCGTATCCTGTGTTCATGGCATCCCCTGGCGAGTCTTTCCGTCAGTTAATTTTTACGGTCTATCGGTCTATCGGACCGGACCCGGTTACCGGTAACCCACGGCTCGCACCTTGTGAGTGTCCTAATGAAGGCACCGCAATGATCGACGGTATCGCTACCGGATGTCTGTTTATTAAGCGTGAGGTGTTCGACAAACTAGAGCGCCCCTACTTCGAGTTCAAATACGATCCTATTACTCGTATGCCGATCGAGGGTGAGGACATTGGTTTCTGCCTTAAGATGCACAAGCTAGGGATTAAGTTTTTCACCGATTTTAGTATGGTTTGTAAGCACTTCAAAAATAACATCGATCTCCTCGAGATGAATAACTACGCGATTAGCTACGCTCAAAAATGCGTTGACTACCAATCTAAGATTATCGCGGAGCAGGTCGCTAAAGTTGAAGATAAGTATAGGAAGCTTAAAGAAGAGAACAACAAACTAATAGCCTTTATTAAATCAATGAAGGACGACTATGACGCTGTGCAGTCGGGGCTCACTAAGGCCGCACGACAAGCGCGTATGAGTCCTAACGGAATAATTCTTCCCGATAAACGGCAGATTATCCAACCCTAAAGTTTCCACGTAAAGCGGCTCGTGGTCCGCAAAGCAAAGCCGGTGGGGTTCGATAGGCCTTCCGGTTCAGCTACTAATCAATCTATCTGGGTTTAGGTTTACCCACGACTCGTCCCCGCTACCGGACGTAAAAGGAACCTATGTTTGAGAATGAAGGTACTGAGATCGAGTCCACACAATCCGATGTATCCGAGGAGTCCTCGTCGGGGACTCAAACCGATACTCAGGCGGAGGCGACTAAGCAGGCCGCCCCGCAGGCACAAGAGGTGCCGTTCCATGAACACCCTCGTTGGAAGGAAGTAATGGAAGAGCGCAATGCTGAAAAGCAACGCGCGGCAAGTCTGGAGCAACAACTGCAACAAATGCAGCGGCAGCTTCAGGAGTCTTCGAAACCGAAATCTGACAAGCCGGATTTCAATACCGTGCGTACTAAGATGGGCGAGCGGTTAAAAGGAATTGACCCGGAGTTTCAAGAGTATATGTCTCTGCTCGAAGAGCAGGCACTTAACGCTAATAAAGCTTTGGATACGTTTCGGGAAGAACGGCATGTCGAGAGTCTTAAGTCGAAGTTTGAGGATTTAAGCGCTAAAAGCTCTTTGAGCCCCGCGATTAAACAACTCTACTTCGCGCACATGGACGCCGAATATCGCGCAGGTCGTCTATCTAGTGTGGATGCACTAGAGAAAACGTTCTCAACGATACACAGCGGGTACGCAAAAGAGCAGGAAGCACTTAAGCGCGCTGCGATTGAGGAATACACTAAGGCTAAGAAAGCGGACGCCTCCAAGCCGTCTACTCAGCCTAAAGGTAAAAGCCCTCAAGTCGGTAAGGTCGACACTTCGAAGATGTCGCCAGAACAAGCAAAACAAGCAATGAATAAACACATCGTGTCGCTCCTCCGGGAGGGGCGCGAAGTCTAACAAAACATAGGTGAATTAAATGGCTACAGATCTTTCTAGTATTGCCGGTGCCCTTAAACAGGTATACGGACAATACAATGTACAACAAAACTTGAAGCACAAAGCGCTTGACGAAATCGCTAAGTCGCTGACTAAATACTCCAATGGCGGCCAAGGATACTTCGGCGCTATTAACGACTACGGTAACGAATCAGGCGGAGCTATCAACGAGACGGAATCTTTCCGTACGATTGATAACGAAGATTACGTTCAGTTCAAAGTCGTTCCTAAAATCATCGTGTGGCCTATCCAGTTCTCTGGATTGTCGGCCGCTGCCGGTGATCAAGACGACGAGTCTTTCGTGAACATCGTAACCGATGCTCTCGATATGGCTAAAGAGCGTATGCTCAAAGACGAAAACCGCCAGTTCTTCGGAAACGGTAAAGGAACCCTCGGTTCCCCTGCCGGAACGGTTTCGTCCGCTGCTACGTCCTTCTCGGTTGACTCTGCTCAGTACTTCCGCGCGAACATGGTTGTGGATATCTGCACTGCAGGTTCGTCCACTGAGGCTATCTCCTCGATCCGTATTTCGCAAGTTGATAAAGTCAATAACGTTCTTTACTTCGCAGCTTCGATTGGCGCGTCCTTGACGGTCGCTAACGAAATCGTGAAAGAGAACATCCGGGCTTCGCAGCCTTCGGACGGTAAGGAAATGATGGGTCTTCGCGGTATCGTTGACGATGCTACGGACCTCACCACTTTCGAAAACATCAACGCTCTCACGCAATTGATCTGGCGTGGTCGTCGGATTGACGCTTCTAGCGCCAATCTGACTTCTGACCTTCTCCAGCGCTTGCTTGACGATGTTGAAGTCTTGGGCGGAGACGCTCCAGACACCATCATCATGCACCAACGCCAACGCCGTAAGTACCTCGATATCGTTGTACCACAAAAGCGTTATATGGACGGTAAGCTTGATGCGGGTTTTGAGAAGCTTTCTTTCAACGGTAAGGACTTGTTCCTTGATGAAGATTGCCAAGTCGCGACTGTTTACGCTTTGACCAAAAAACACATCCAAAAGTACGAGCTTAAAGGCTTGACCATGGGTGGTTACGAAGATTCGGATACGTTCCTTCGTGCTGTTAACCAAGACGTCTACCAGGCGTTCTGGAAGCATTACTGTAACTTCGGTTCCGGAAAACGAAACGCACACGGCAAGCTCGTGTCGCTCGCTCTTCCTACCGGTGTCAGCTGATCTAATTAATTGAGTTTGGGGGAGCCCGGTTCTCTAAAAATCGGGCCAAATTTTAAGGGGTTATATGCCGAATACGAAACTAAACAAGGTAGCCGAGGCTTATATGGTCGCTGCTGATATGGACAAAGCTAAAAAGCCTAATAAGTCCGAATCAAAGAAGAAAGCGCCTAAAGACAAAGTCGAAAAAGAACCTACCGAGCATATGCCTAAGGGTTCTAAGTAATTAGAGAGGATAGTGACGCAAATTGTCACTAATAAGGTAGATGCCCAACCACCTAAGCTCTAAAACCATGGCCGGACTCGCAGGAATACTAGTTATTGCGGTCATTATGTCCTTAATAGGAAAACTAACCCCAGAACTGGCTGACGTCCTTAAGTGGGTCGGCGGTTCGTTTTTAGCAATGCGTGCGGTCGTAAATCACGCGGAAATCACAGGAACGAAGTAATGCCAATTAATTCAAGCGGTGTACCAACCGCCCAAAGAGCCCTAAACACGTTGGACGGCCAACCGACCGGAGTAGTCCATAAAAGCGATTTCGCGGTCTGTGACGACGTTAATCCCGCGACACAGGTCAAACTCGCTGTTACTAATGTGCCCGCTGGAACAGCTGTAACGATCGAAGCACCGGCCGGTTCGGGCACTTTAGCTTTAGAGGGTGTGTCAAGTCTTCAATATTCAGCCCCAGTAACTGGGGCTACCGTAGCGCTTGAGTCTACTACTAGTAATCTAATCGTAAACCCAGCGGGTACAATTGCCGCTCTTACGATTACGCTTCCCGCAGCTTCCGACGGTAAAATTTTTACCATTTCGTCCTCGCAGATCATCACGGCCCTTACGCTGACCCCTGCCGGTAGCGATACGATTAAGAACGATGTTACCGCGATGACGGCAGGACAGGCTTTTAGCTTAATTGCTAGATCCACTGTGTGGTACCAAGGGTAGTGTCTATCTTGATGGCGCCTACCGGAAAAATCATTAAAGGTCACGTTTTAGACGTTGACCAAAAGAAGTTTGACGAGGCCCTTCAACATTACGACAGGGAGCTGTACACAAAGTGGAACCCTAAGAAGGTTTCGGGTTGGGGTTGTTGGGAAATTAGACGTAGACCTGAGTTTTTAACGGCGCTCGACGCCTGTGAGTTTGAGGGTAACCTGATCTTAAAGGTAGGCCCATACGAGAATGACCTTCC